GCTTATGATAACTTAATGAAATCAGAGAATGAGCAAAATAGTAATATACAGTAAAAACAATTGCCATTTTTGTACCAAGGCCAAAGAACTTATTAAAAAGCTTGGCCTTGAATACGAAGAAAAGAAAATGGAAGATTTTGAGTCTGTTGGCGCCTTGTTAAAAGATATTGGTAAAAAAGTTAAATCAATGCCACAAGTCAAGATTGACGATCAGTTAGTCGGTGGATACAATCAATTGTTAGAATATTTTGTTGAAGAAGGAAAAGTAAATTTCCAAGGCGAAATACTAGACAATGGATAAAGACGATAAAAAAAATAACATTATACAATTTCCAACAAATAAGATTGTTCGGCATGTAGAGGGAAGTGTATCTGAACACCAGAAAGTACAGAATAGACTTAATGAACAACTTAAAAAACAACAAACAAAACAATTTATTGAAACAAAAGTAGACGATATGGTTATGGGTTTAATAAACAGTTTTTTAGATATAGCAATTAAAACAGATAGGGTAACATTTACAAAAGACCTAGCAATGGTCGTTGATACGTTAAGAGGTTTGATCTACAGAGACTTTGGAATGAAACATACATCACATACGTTAACAGATAAGATAGTTGATATAAAACAATTAAAGAATGGTCATAGAACAGCCAAGATAGATTATAGTAGGGTAACAGAAACAAAATCTACAACTAGACCGTTTAGTAAAGAGATTAAAGAAGAAGTTGATGACCTATCAAATGGTGCCAATCAATTTTTTGAACCAGATGAAGACAATGACAAATAAATTTCACAGAATTACTCCGGTAATCGCCTTAGCAGGTTGTAAAATAGCAAATTTAATAATAAAGGAGATTAAACTATGTTTAAATCTATAAGAAAAGCGTTTGGTCCAGGTAGACCAGCGTTATCAAAAACTCAAAAGGTATTAAATCTTTTGAATAAAGGTGAGCCTGTTTCTTGGAAGACTTTGAGAAATGTGTACGACCTTAAATCGCCAAGAGCGATGGTTGATAAATTAAGATCACAAGGTAATATGATCTATATCAACAAAACAGCAAAAGGTACTTCTTACAGAGTTGGTATGCCTACTAGAGCTATTATAGCTGCTGGTATTACTAAACTGTACGGTACTCCTTTCGCTTACAAAAACTAATATACATATAGTATATACAATGGTGGCGAGCAATCGCCACCGTTCAACTTAACGGAGATTTATGTCAACAAAAGCACAATTAAAGAATCAGATTAAGACATTAGAAGATACTACTAAATGGTTTAGAAAACAAATTGAACCATCTGATTGTGGTTGGATGTATACGACCATTGATGGTATCAAGTATAGAATAAAAGTATTAAAGAGAAGATTAAGAGCAAAAGAAAAAGGTAAATTAGTTAAAGAAAAACATTGGAGTGATTATCTATAATGAATGATTGGACAAGAGAGTTTATAAACAAACATACAGCAAGAGGCTCACATAGGTGGGCATTTTGGTGCGAAGGAATTATAATAGGACTATTAATAGGAACATTTATATTATGATACTAGTGGATTTAAACCAAGTATTGATATCTAACTTAATGGTACAGACTAGAGGTAAACCAGAAGTTAAACCTAATTTAGATATGGTTAGACAAATGGTTTTAAATTCATTGAGAGGTTTTAATATAAAATTTAAAGACGAGTATGGTGACATGGTACTATGCTCAGACGCTGCCGATCCTTGGCGTAGAAAAATATTTCCACACTACAAACATGGTAGACGAAAAGGTAGAGCAGATTCAGATACAGATTGGGATAATATATTTGCAATAATGGCCACAATTAAGAAAGAACTAGAAGATAACTTTCCATATGTGGTTATGCATGTTGATAATGCTGAGGCAGATGATATTATTGCTAGTCTTATTAAGATGAGAGAGGAATCAATGTACCTAATAGTATCAGGTGACAAAGACTTTATTCAACTACATCATTATGGTGATGTTTACCAATTCAGTCCTATATTAAAAGGTTATATTGGTGAACAGGAAGACCCTATCCGATTTCTACACGAACAAATTATTAAGGGTGACAGATCAGATGGAGTACCAAACGTATTAAGTGCTGATGATATATTTTTAAATAGCGATGTTAGACAGAGACCTATCAATAAGAAAAGATTGGAAGAGTTGGCTAACATAGAGACCAATTTAGATATAGACCCAGCAATTAAGAAGAACTATGAACGGAATAAGAGACTAATAGACTTATCTCAAATTCCAGAAGACATAGAAAAGAGTATTATAAATACTTACAAGAATTATAAAGTTAAAGACAGGTCGCTCCTGTTAAATTACTTTATGAAAAATAAAATGAAGACATTGATTGAACAAGTTAATGACTTTTAACATATATATGGAGAAATAAATTATGGCTGAACAACCAAAGATGAATCCAGCAATGATGTCGGCGTCAAGAACTATGGGCTCTACGGAACCTACAGTACACGAAATCTTTACACTGATAAACAATGCTAAGGATAAACCAAAGAAGATTGCAGTACTTAAAAAACATGATACTCAAGCAATGAGACAGTTGCTTAAGGCTGCCTTTGATCCTAACATACAGTTTGATTTGCCAGAAGGAACACCACCTTTTATAGCAAATGAAGCTCCAGCAGGAACAGAGCATACAAGTCTTTTTTATGCAAGTAAAAAACTATGGCGTTTTGTTAAAGGCGCTGATGAGACTATTAACAGACTCGCAAAAGAGAAAATGTTTTTAGGTCTATTAGAATCTTTACACGAAAAAGACGCTCATGTTTTAATTGGTATAAAAGACCAAAAATTAAACAACATGTATAAAGGACTAACGGCTACCGTAGTTAAAGACGCTTTTAACTGGAATGATGACTTTATGCAACAGACAAATAAATCGATTCTTAAAGAATTATTGTCTTAAAACCTCGCTTTTTTAAGGGTGCGACAGATCGTACCCTTGAAAAACCCTTATTTTACACGCTTTTTAACTTTTTTTTTCGCTTGACTTTAATAGTGGTTTAGTATATCCTAAATATATTAAAAGAAAGGTATATTATATTATGAAAAAGTTTATAGCGACAGTACTGATAACCAACTTAATATTATGGTTTGGAGTATTGAATATAGCAAAAGCAGATGACTACAATACGGCAGTTATTGGCCATGTTATATCAGAAACTATTAAAAAAACAGACATTGACAACAAGGCTATACTAGAAAGTGAACTAGAGAGACTTGGACACCTTTACGCTTTGGAAATGATTTCAGTTATACAGAAACATTTGCCATACATATTAGACTCTGTAATGACAGAGTTGAGATTAAAGGCAGATCACGAGTATAAATGTAAGTTATTGGAAAACACTAAAGCACTTGATAAAGATTGTATATAATGATTAACTTAAACAGGAGAAACAATTGGCATGTTAAGAAAATCAGTAAGATCAAAAATTACCAAGACTAAAAGGATCATTGAAACAGATTTAACAAAAGTAAAATCTAGAAAATATAAAACAACTTATAAAGATATTAAGAAGTATTTCAATATGATTAATGAACTAATTTTTGACAACAAATTATCTCCGTTCAACAAAATTTACATAAAACAGATTAGAGATAGAGAGAATAAAGAGAAGATATATGGACAAGTCCTTACGTATGATTGGGATAGACGTGGTACTAGAGAACACCAACTCCATATGTTGCCTTTCTATAAAACTAAAAAAGATTTCGCATGTACTTTAGCACACGAAATGGTCCATCTATATCAGATGGTTAACGAAGGCGATACTGGTAACCATAACGCCTTATTTTATAGTTACCGAGCAAAATTAAATAGAATAGGATTGGATTTATAATGAGTGAAGCGACTAGAAGAAAAGTGAAAGAACTTGACCCTTACCTTAAAGGCAGAATAGGTGAGGCGTTGATACAATTAGAACAGTTAAAGAAACCATCAAACTTATCAGGTACATCAAGAGTATATTATACTGGTAATTGGGCTAAAGACGTATACGATAATTTTACAGATAAACAAGCACAGACTATATTTGGTAAAGTTACCAAATTAAAAGAAGGATTATCTTTATATCAAGTAAAATTAGAACCATTTACAGATGAAGAAGGACAAGAGTGGGTAGGATACGATTACGTTGCGAGGAAAATATGAAAACAGTAAAGACAATAGCAAGAACTTTAATGTTCGTGGTAATAGTTATATTTTGTGTATTCACATTAAACTATTATAAAATTCAGGCACAGGCAGAATTGCCAACTAAACCTGACTTTGAACATACAAACAATCAACAATTTTTAGATAATGTTAACCAATGTATAGACTATATCTATTTTTATGATAAAACGGTTAACAAAGTAGATAAAGATTTATTGTTGGCACAGGCGGCTCTAGAGTCGGGCTGGGGAAATAGTAGATTTGCCAGAGTTGGTAAAAACCTTTTTGGTATTAGAACATACGATTTACAAGAGCCTCACATGTTGCCATCAAATAACCCAAAGAAATGGGGAGTTAAAGTATTCCAACACGAGTGTGATAGTGTTCTACATTATATCAACACATTAAGCAATCATAGTGCATACGAGGAGTATAGAACTAAATTGGCTGAAGGAGTTGATAGTTTAGAGTTGGTAGAAACACTTGAAGCATATGCTACTGATAAAGACTATTTCTGGAAAGTAAAATCAATTATCAAAAAAATAAGAGAGTCTTACACACACTAATATGTTTTTAATTATACTAACATTTTTAAGTGCGATATCTATATCTGTAATAGCCGCTGGTTATTCTATTATAGGTCTTGCAACACTATTTGCCGGTGCAGTGACGCCGATTATTGCTATGGGTACGGCATTAGAAGTGGGTAAGTTAGTAGCCGCCTCATGGTTGTATCATAACTGGCGCTCAGATATACCTAAAACATTAAAGGCATATCTATTCACAGCAATTATTGTATTAGTATTCATAACGTCTATGGGTATCTTTGGTTTCTTATCAAAGGCACACCTAGACCAAGTTAAACCAACCTCTGGTAATAATATAAAATTAGAATTAATAGATAATCAAATTAAACAAGAAGAATTAATTATTGAAAGAGCAGAAAAGACATTAAATTTATTAGACAAAGCTTTAGAAGTTTACATTGATAAAGAATACGTGACTAGAGGTCTTAAAGAACGTAAGAAACAAGAGCCAGAAAGAAATGCTTTAAATGAATCTATTAGTAATGCAACCGATAAGATTGCAGAGTTAACAAATAAAAAAGCAAGTCTATCATTAGAACAAGATAAGATAGAGGCTGAAGTTGGTCCTATTAAGTATGTTGCAGAATTAATATATGGTGAACAAGCAAAAGCAAATATGGATAAGGCAGTTAGAATTGTAATAATGGTATTGATATTTGTATTTGATCCATTAGCAGTATTATTATTGATAGCGGCTAACATATCATTAAGTCAGTGGAGAATGAAAAGATCATTAACACAATCAACTAAAAGAGAAAATTTAGAACAGAAATTAAGAAGATTAGAAAAGAGAAATAAGAAGTTAAGAAGATATAAGAATGTGGTAAAAGACTTTGGCGATAGTCCAGATGAGATTAAGTTGAAGTTGAACCAGATAGTGAATTTAGATGACAAAAATAATTAGTGCAATATTATTACTAGTGACATTGAATGGGTGTGGAACCCTACCTGGGTTTCTTGGAACTAGTGCTAGTACATACGAAACTTACAAGACTATTACCTTTACAAAAACAACAGTTGATGTTGGATTGGCGGCTCAAGATTTGCCTACAACCAATGACATAGCTTTATCAAAAATAACTGGTTATGATTGTAAAGTAAGCAGAGTATTAGATGAAGGAATAGAGGCAGTTTGTAAAGAAATCAAAGTGGATCACGGTAACCCGAGGCTTGACAAAAACGAATAAATGGAGTATAGTAGTATTATGATGACAGGAATAGACATAGATAGAATCACCGATAACAAATACAAAGTAGAAAGACTTATAAACAATGCTGTAAAGGCATGTAAGAACTCTACTACAGATTGGTCAAAGAATTTTTGGCACGGTGTATTCACTAAATTGTGTAGAAAATACAATAGAAGTGATTTATATAATAAGAACTTACATTAACTGAAAGGGATTATATTATGGAAAAGGTAAGTGTGAATATCAGTAAAAAAAGGCTAAAGTCGGCATACAATCAGGTAATGCTTTTAAATAGTTTAGACTTTCAACAACATCAAAAAGGCGAACCAGTTTTTGATTTGATTATGGAAATCAGACGAGACATTAGAAAACAAGCAAGACAAGAAAAATTAGGATGGAAAGACTTATTAGAGTTTTGGCCATTGAGTATAGTTGTGCCTGCTCTGTTGATTGCTATATTATGGGGATCGTGGGCTGGTGTTTAAACCAAACAAAAAAGAAATACTAAAACTAGTATTAGGAATATTAACCGTTGGTGGTTTCATAATTGCTTTATCTCTATTATTAAACTACTTACAAGGTACACTATGAATATATTTTGTTTAGATCAAGACCCTAAAAAATCAGCAAAGATGATGTGTGATAAACATGTTGTTAAAATGATATTAGAGTCTGCTCAATTATTATGTACAGCTCATAGAGAATTAGATGTATCTAATAATATAATGCCAAAGTATGATGAACTATTATATAAATCAACTCATAAAAACCACCCTAGTGCTATATGGGTGAGAGAGTCAGTATTTAATTATAGATGGTTGTATTTACATTTTGTCGCATTGAACGATGAATATAAATTAAGATATAATAAAAAAGTAAACCATAAGTCTTTTGATAGACTAAATGAATTTTTGAAAAATCCACCAGATAATGCACCACTAAATAAAATAGGTACATTACCAACACCTGCTATGCCAGATGAATGTAAAGTAGATGGTGATGTGGTAGCTTCTTATAGAAAATATTATATAGAAGTTAAAAAAGATATTGCAACATGGAAAGCACCAGCTGTTATTCCAGAGTGGTTTCAAAAAGGAGTAGAACATGTCTAGGCATGGTAGAACAACTAGTAAGACAACATTTAAATTTGATGGTCGTAGTAGAGTATCAGATGACACTTATAGAAAAAGATGGAATGAAATTTTTGGTAAGAAATCAAACCCTATTGCTAAAGATGTAAGAACTCCAAAGTACAAACCAAGAGTAGTTGAATCAAAAAAAATATATAATAGAAAGAAAATAAAACATGGACGAGAAACAGATTAGACCTTACACACTAGAGGAAGAAAAGATTTTAAGAGAAGGATTATCAGACATTAAGGTAACATATGAAAATGTTGCAGAGATAGAAATAGAAGAACCATTTAAAGATTTATCAATACAAGGCGACAACTCATTACCACAAGACAAGACAGAGGAAGAAATTATAAGAGATACAGAAAATGATCCTTTTAAAGGAACTAGTATTGAGGGGAAAGATTAATGGCCAAAAAGAAAGAAAAGATATATGAAAGAAATCCTGATACAGGAGTTATTCGTTGGAGATATACAGATGAGTCTCCAGATAAATTTGGTTGGCCTAACTATGGTCGTATATTAAAGGAGAAGAAAAATGAAAGAAAAAATAAAAGAAGCAATTAAGAAACACGCTGAAGGTAACATTGCAAAAGCAAAAGTAAATGTGGAGATATTTTTAAATAATCCAGTTGGTGTTGCAACGCATATGGATTCAGTTGAAACGGTTACAAAAGAATTAAAAACAATTGCAGATAATAAAGAAGTTATTGAAACATTAAAAGATATTTAATGAAAAGAAAAGAAAAAAATAAAAGAGTTTGTGATTCTTGGCCACATCCACATTCATATGAAAGTCTATATGATTGTATAGTATCAGATCAAGTACCAGCTGAAGATATAGCATTTTATTTTGAAGACAAAGGTTTTAAAAAATATTATGATGAAAGGAAGAATGCATAAGTG